CCGAGTTCAATCAAGTGGGAATCAACGTTCCCGTTTATGTCATGCCACTGGGAGGAAGATCAGAAACATACAGCCTCAACACAAAAAAGGTTGCCGAACTTGCAATGGCAAGAGGATGGAGATACACACCTAGACTACACGTCGACATATTCGGAAATGCCTGGGGGACTTGATAAGATTAACACAGACAAAATGAAAATGGAGAATAAAAAATGGACATTGTAAACAAAGTTAAAGAAATATTTGTTAAAAAGAAAAAGATCGAAGTTGTTAAAGATACAGTAAAAGATCCTAAGATGACAGCATTGATGGAGGAAAAAGAAAAAGCAACCAAAGAAGGAAAGCCTTGGGTTGCTGTGTTAAACACACACATCAACAAAGACAACATTAAGAATGGTTTCTTTGAATTAGATTGGAACAATGAATTTATAGAACAGTTGATAGACGCTGGCTACAAAGGTGAATCCAATGAAGAAATAGTTGATAAATGGTTTAAAACTATTGCTAAAAATATTCTTCAAGAACAAGGACAAGATCCATCAAGAAGTGCAGGTTATATCAACACAAAAAATTTAAGTGACGACAAGTCGGAGATCAGTTAATGTTACAAATCCATAAAAGTATGCATCCACTCACAGAGTTTTCGCCTGCATGGAATATACCTTTGTGGTTTGACAATTATAAAGATTCTCAAGGATTAATTGATATGAAACAGTGGATACTAAACAACGAAAAAAATATCATAGATAAACACAAATCCACAACAAAAGATGACGGTGGTACAGGTTTGGGTGACGAAAGTTTGACTGCTCAATATAAAAATTACAATGTTTTCCAATTAACTAAAGACCTGCCTGCATTTCAAAATTTGTTAAAATTTTTACAAACAAGTTATGTTAATTTTATGAATGAATACAAAACACAGCCCAGAAAATGTATAATGTTTTGCTGGGCCAATGTACTTCGAAAAGACCAAGCAATAGACATTCATTGCCACGGTGCAAAACATTTTTCATATTTGAGTGGAAACTTGCATTTAGAAAAATACAACACGAAAACTGTCTATCACAACCACGTTAATCCTAGAATGGTGTATAAGACTGATAATGTAGCAGGCGGACTCACTTTATTTCCAAGTTTTATATTTCATCAAGCAGATGCACATCAGGATAACAATGAAAGAGTCAGTATAGCATTTGACTTATTTGATAAGAATTTTTATGAAGGAGATACCACTAACGCAATAGAATTTAACACATGACATACATTTTAGTAGACACAGCAAATACCTTTTTCAGAGCAAGACACGTTATCAGGGGTGATCTTGATGATAAAATTGGTATGGCGTTGCATATAACTTTGAATTCAATACGTAAAGTTTGGAGAGATTTTGAAGGAAGTCATGTTGTATTTTGTATGGAAGGAAGAAGTTGGCGTAAAGATGTTTATGCTCCTTACAAAAGGAATAGATCAGATGCAAGAGACTCTAGAAACCAAACTGAAATAGAGGAAGACGAAGTTTTTTGGGAAACATTTGACAATTTTAAAGAATTTGTTGCAAATAAAACAAATTGTACAGTGCTACAACACCCTCAATTAGAAGCAGATGATCTAATTGCAGGTTGGATTCAATCCCACCCTGATGATAAACATGTTATTGTTTCCACAGATGGTGATTTTGCACAATTGATTGCACCTAATGTAAAGCAATACAACGGTATTCAAGAAGTTACAACAACGCATGAAGGCTACTTTGATGAAAACAATAAAAGAGTAATAGACAAAAAAACTAAAGAAGAAAAGCCTGCACCTGATCCTAAATGGTTATTGTTTGAAAAGTGTATGCGTGGCGATACCAGTGACAATGTTTTCAGTGCATATCCTGGCGTACGTAAAAAAGGTACAAAGAAAAAAGTAGGATTGCAAGAAGCATTTGCAGATAGAGAAACTAAAGGTTACAACTGGAATAATCTAATGCTTCAAAGATGGGTAGATCATGAAGGGGCCGAACACAGAGTATTAGATGACTACAACAGAAACGTTACACTGTGCGATTTAACTGCACAGCCTGATGAAATAAGAAAAATTATAAGTGAAACAATTGATTCCACAGAACCTAAACAAGTTGATCAAGTGGGTATCAAACTAATGAAATTTTGTGCAAAATGGGACATGCAAAGAATTGCCGATTCTCCAGAATCATATGCAGAACCCTTAAATGCAAAATATAAAAAAGGAGATTAATGTGATGATAAAATACTTCGCCAAGCCAATATTAAATGGACGGTTTTGGATACTAGAAGAAGATGGTAGAAAACTTGGCACAATTTGTAAACAAGAAGATAGAAGATACATGTTCAGTTGTGATACAGGCACAATGATATTTGATAATCAAAAACAATTGCAGAATAAATTTACTGGCAATTGGATGTGGGGTTCTACAGTAGAACGTACCGTTGGAGAATCTCAACCAAAAGAAGTTTCTGTGTATGATTATCCTAGTAAATTTATTGCATACAATCAAATTTTTGATGTGCAAAAAAAGTTGCCACTTTTTACCAAGAGTAAAAAATCAAAAAGTTTATATTGTGCAGGATATTATATTATTCGTTTTGAGAAAGGTTGGGTAAGAAGTTTTTGTCCTAAACTTTTAACTTTAGAGAGTTATCCTTTTAGAGGACCGTTTAGAACACAATTAGAAATGAAACAGGAGTTAGCCAATGCAAACAAAACCGATTAATACAGCACCATTAGAACGTTTACTTCTACAGATAAAGAATGCTGATCAGTCACAACAAAAACAAATTACAGTCGACATTGCAGGTGCAAAGGAAATAGCATACAGTTTAGGCACAGTACTGGCTAGACTGGCAGGCAACTACGAGTCATTGCTGATTAAGCCTTCTAGTGAACAGGAAATAGACATAAAAGTAGACGGCGGCGGACTGTAAATCCAATTATATACTAATAAAACCTATACACTATTGATAAATATTGTGTATATGAGTAGACCTAAACCAACAATTTTGTTAGAAAACGTCAACAAAAGTGACTATAAATCCGAGCAAGTTTTAGCGGCTGATGCCATTTGGGCAGTTTTCTATGAAAACAAACCCTTCAATTTGAAGTCATCTAATTTATTGAACAATTATCCTGGACCTAAATACAAGAAAGTTTCATTTTCAAATCCTGGACACGCATTCAATCTAGCAAAAAAATTGAACACAATGTTCAGCACTGAAAAGTTCACGGTGGTCAAATTGACCCAAGGTGAAACTGTCAGTGAACAATGATTACCAAAGAATCTTACACCAAAATATTTCTAAAACAAGCCAATATTTCATTGGGTCAAAACACGATGAAAGAATACATGCCTGTTTGGTGGAAAAACACAAGACGTTTGGGCGGTTTGAGATTAACTGATGAAGGTTTCGAATTCATCACAGAAAAATTAGAAATACAAACTTACGAAGTTCCTTTTCCTGTAGACTTTACTCTTACCACTCAGGTGATAATATTTTTAGACAAATATATTAATTGTCCTTACTATCTAGCAGAAGACGGTATTGTTGTTACCAACGAAAGGAAAGCAATGGAATTGATGTTGTTTTCAGGTGATATAAGAAAATACGGACTTAATAAAGCAATTTCTAGGCTAGAATCCTCAGAATAAGTTATCCACAGACGCTAGAACCCGCATAAACCTTGACATCTTAAGGGGTTGACTTTTGGAGTACCAGAATGTATTATTAAATTATACAACAAGTTACAAAAGGAGTACAAAATGGTAAAAGCACAACAAGACACAATATCAACTAGACAAGTTAGCCCAAACAAGGCAAAGGCTAGTATCTTACACGCACTAAAAATTAAAAGACCAATATTTTTATGGGGAGGCCCAGGTATTGGTAAATCAGAAGTAATACACCAAATCGGTGAAAACATGAATGCTCATGTGATTGATATCAGATTAAGTTTATGGGAACCTACAGACATCAAAGGTATTCCATATTTCAATTCAAAAGAAAACACAATGGATTGGGCACAACCTTCAGAATTGCCGGATGAAAAATTGGCTAAAAAACATAAATGTATAATTCTGTTTTTAGATGAAATGAATTCTGCGGCTCCTTCAGTACAGGCGGCGGCATACCAATTGATTCTAAACAGAAAAGTTGGCACATACTCTTTACCTGACAACGTGGTTATTATTGCGGCTGGTAACAGAGAAGCAGACAAAGGTGTTGTTTACAGAATGCCGGCTCCTTTGGCAAACAGATTTATACACCTTGAAATGAAAGTGGAATTTGATGACTGGTTTGAATGGGCAGTTGACAAAAGCATCCACAAAGATGTGTTGGGTTATCTAACTTTTAGCAAGAAGGATTTGTATGACTTTGATCCTAAGTCACCAAGTCGTTCTTTTGCTACTCCAAGATCCTGGTCGTTTGTTAGTCAACTATTAACAGATGAATTGGATGAAAGCACTACCACTGACATGGTTAGTGGTGCTGTGGGAGAAGGACTTGCAGTCAAGTTCATGGCTCACAGAAAAGTGGCAGGCAAACTGCCTAATCCATCAGATATACTTGATGGTAAAATTGACACACTGAAATCTAAAGAGATAAGTGCTATGTACTCGCTTACAGTTTCATTGTGTTATGAACTCAAAGAAGCATGTGATAAAAAAGACAAGAAGTTTGACGACAAAGTTAACAAATTTCTTAGATTTATGATGGACAATTTTGATACCGAACTTGTTGTAATGGGTATCAAATTGGCACTTACACAGTATCAATTACCTATTGATCCTGATAGAGTGAAATGTTTTGATGAGTTCCATGAGAAATACGGCAAATATGTTACTGCCGCTCAATCAATAAAATAAAAGTGCTGATATTAGGGCACTTTTCGAGGTGCCCTAAACCAAAAAAAGGTTGACTAATTTACCAAAAGAAAGTATTATTATATTATGAACACAGACACTTTAGAAATAGAAAAAAAAGAATTAAGTCCAGAACAGTTTAAAATTTTGAGAGCAGAAGTTTTGGATAAAATAGTGGTGGCCAGAGTTGGATTGTTATTAAGACATCCATTTTTTGGCAACATGGCAACAAGACTACAAATACAAGAGTGCGATGACTGGTGTCCTACTGCCGCAACTGATGGCAGAAATTTTTATTACAATGTGGAGTTCTTCAGTAAACTTAACAACAAAGAAATAGAATTTGTGATTGCACATGAAATACTTCACTGTGTGTTTGATCACATGACAAGAAGAGAAGACAGAGATCCACAACTTCATAATATTGCTTGTGATTACATTGTGAACAACACTTTGGTTAGAGATAACATTGGTGAGAAACCTAAAGACATACAGATTTTCCAAGATTGGAAATATGATGGTTGGACATCTGAAGCAGTGTATGATGACATATATAAAAAAGGCAAAGAACAAATGGAACAGTTGGGCAAACTGTTAGACGAACATATTGATTGGGAAAAAGGTGAAAGCACAGGTCAATCAAACAAAGATCCAGACAATAAAAACAAAAAAGGTCAGGCTCCTGCTTATTCTAAAGAAGAATTAGAAAAGATAAGAGATGAGGTCAAAGACTCAATGTTGCAGGCGGCACAAACTGCCGGTGCTGGTAATCTTCCCAAAGAGATAGAAAGAGTTATTCAGCAGTTCACAGAACCTAAAATGAATTGGAGAGAAGTGCTACAAACACAAATTCAAAGTGTAATTAAAAATGATTATACATTTACAAGACCCAGCAGAAAAGCATGGCACTCTGGTGCTATATTGCCAGGCACAAAACATGATGAAACAATTGATGTGTGTGTTGCAATAGACACTTCAGGTTCTATCAGAGATGAACAAGTTAAAATTTTCTTAGGCGAAGTTCAAAACATCATGTCGCAATATGCTGACTATAATATCAAGATATGGTGCTTTGACACAGAAGTACATAACGAACAAGATTTTTCTCCGCATGATGACAGCCTTACAGAATATAAAGTTGAAGGAGGTGGAGGCACTGACTTTATGGCTAATTGGGAATATATGAAAGCAAATGATATTGTTCCAAAAAAATTTATCATGTTCACTGATGGTTACACATGGGAAGGTTGGGGCGATGCAGAATATTGTGATACCGTTTTTGTAATACATGACCATCATGATAAAAACGTTGAAGCACCTTTTGGTGTTACTGTGAGGTATGATGAATAATGTTGCAAAAAACTAACACACCCAATCCATTAAATTTCTTTAATGTAAGAAGATTCAAAAAGAAACCAAAAAATCTAATCTGCCAACCTTTAAGTCTTGGGCAAGATGCCGAAGAACCAATTGTGAACTGGATTGATCAAAATTTAAAAAGTAGATTCTATTTTGGTAGACATTTACAATTAAATTCGCTTGGAAAATTTGATTATGTGTATTTGGTAGGTTTCGAATCACCAAAAGAAATGTCCATATTCAATTTGAGTTGTCCATATCTTCACTCACGTTAAATAATTCTGTTATAACAAAGTCAAACAAATATAAGGAGACGTATCGATATGACAGAACAAACTAAACAGGCTCCAGAACCTACACAGGCAAATCCAGCGCCAGAAGGTGCTCAAGCACCGGCGGCTGATTTAAGTGTGCAAGATTTGGGAGTTATCAAACAAATTATCGATGTTGCTACTCAAAGGGGTGCATTCAAAGCCAATGAAATGCAAGCCGTAGGAACAACATACAATAAACTTGAGTCTTTTTTAAAAGTGGTAGAGGCACAACAAAAGCCAGCCGCTGGTAAACCAGACGCAACTACATCTGCGACTCAGATCAAAGATGCAGGAACCCAGGAGAAAAAATAATGGCCGACACAAAACACGTAGGTAGAATCAAAGGAACCAATGACAGGGTTGCTGTGGTTTACAGAACTATTCCACAAGATCATAACTCAGCTCTTGTGATTAGAACTGCTAAATTACCAGAAGGTGATCACGATGGCTTAATGAGAATTATTCAATCTAACGAAGCACAAACTGCCAATGAATTGTATGAAGCATTGGAAAGAGCGCCTTTACCAGATGGATTAAATGCTTTGGCTAAATTTTTTAAACAAGGAAATTTAGAAAAAGTACCAACTGATCAAGTTGAAATGATTCCTAACACACAATCTATTATACAATTAGATGAGTTAAACAAAATGATCGCTACACAAAAAGGTGTATCAATTGAAAAGTTAGCAGTGTCTAATGCTCCAAAGGTTAATCCTAATCTTGAAGGTGTAAAACCACAAGACAGTAAAATTTTGACCGATGAACAAATTGCTACTCGTATGAGAAGTGATGCAGATAGATTGTTTAAGGAAGCATCTAAATTAAGGAAGGAAGCAGAAGACCTGTCTCCTGCTAAGAAGAAAACATCCTAGTTGTGGATACTGTCGCTGTGGTACACTTTAAGAAGGGCAGATTGCCCAAGCAGGTTGTAAGTCAATGGCCCGAAGTATTCGGAGACGTTGAGGTATCTGCAATACCTGTTCAATACTTAAAATCAATCAACGTGACCTTTAAAGATGGCAAAAAATGGGAGGTTCGCATGAAACCTAACAAAAAGAATGTTTCTGCCAAGGATTTAGAGGCCACACTGAATGAAATGTTTGTAAACTATGAAGGCTCTATTAAAAACGTTGATTTTAGGTTGGATACTGCAAAAGTAAAGGCAGATATTAGCAATAGAACCAAAAAATTTATCAAGAAGAACAAGTAAATACAGATAAATAAACGTATTAGGAGCATATTTAAATGGCATTACAGTTAAGAAGAGGAACCAACGCAGAACGTCTTGCAATTACACCTGTACTGGGTGAATTAATATTTGTAACAGATTACAGCTCAGCGGCTGTGGCACCACTGTTTGTGGGAGACGGTACAACTGTAGGTGGCAATCCAGTAGGAGCCAGCGATTTAAACTTCACAGAAATTGAGGGCAATGTAACTCCTGACGCAGACAGCACAAGAGATTTAGGAACAAATTCAGAAAGATGGGCAAATGCCTATGTGGACGATATCACTGTAACCAACAGAGTAACAGGCGTTGTGAGAGGTGATGTTGAAAAAGCAGATGGCACAGTGGTATTTGATGCCGCAACAGGATCAATCACAGCAAACATAACAGGATCAGTAAGTGGTTCAGTTGTAGGTCATGTGATAGGTTCAGTGTTTGGAGATGATTCAACACAATTGGTTGATGGTGCAAACGCAAATATTTCGAACATCAACAATGTTAATTTTAACGGAGGTCCTAACACAGGACTTAATGAAGTTTATCAAATCAATGTAGATTCAGCAACTAACCAACTTAGAATTGGTCACGCAACTGATGATGAATTTGGTAGATTAACTTTCACTAGAGTAAAATCAGTGGGTACAATTCCAGTAAATGAATCTGTTGGAAGAGTGCTTTGGACAAAAACTGAGAACGGCGCTGACACTAATTTTGGTGTAATAACTTGTAGCCAAAACCAAATGGTATTTTCTGTGGACGATGGCGTACATGGATTTTCAAAAGTATTAAGAGTACACAAATCAGGTAAAGTAGATGTAAATGGTGATTTAAATGTAGAACCAGCGGCTGACTTCCTTGTAAACGGTGTGGCTCTATTGACTCCACAAACTGGTGCTCCAGCATCACCAACTGTAGGCATGATTGCAGTGGCAGATGGTAGCACATGGGATCCTGCCGCAAAAGGTGGAACCCCAGATCCATATCCAGCGTTCTATGATGGAAACGCCTGGGTAGCAATGGCATAAAACACCCCCTAGAACCAAAAATAAGCGTCGTACAGTGCCCATGAAAGGCACACATGATAAGTTATAGCCATGAAGAAAAACAAGGCGTAAATGACGCTATAAATAATTTTCAATGATGCAAGAAAGTTTTCTAGATAAAGATTTTGGCACTGACCAAACAAGAGAAAAACAAATTCGTAAACATTTTGGTATTGAAGAATTGCAACCAAAATGTCAAGATGAGTATGTAAAAATTCCTGTAGATTTACCTTGGAAAGAATTAGCACAAGATGTAACAGGTGCTTTTGATAAGTTTGGGTGGTATGGAATGTGTCATAGAGGAAACAGTGATTGGAGTCGCAGTAAACTGTATGGAGGTTTAGGCTTAAATTATAATCCAGAATACAAATTTCAAATACCTACACACGCACAAGGTTTAGGTCAACCAAGATCAATCAAAAATGTTAACGCAAAAGAGTGGGTAAAAGATTTAGAAAATTACAATTATTCAAAACAAACAGATGAAATTCAAGTAAAAGGATTTAACACATATGATGATTGTTTAGGATTACGTGTTGCTACAGACGTAACTAATTATAGGTCATTTACAACCATATTTGATAAACTTAAAAGAAAATCAATCCAAGGAAGAATAGCAGAAATAAAAGCCGCAGAACACGGAAAAAGTGTAAGCGAAGATGACAAAGAGTTTATGTGGCACACAGATGAAAGAAATGAAATTGTATCAAGAGTTTTGATACCGATTGTGTTTGATGAAGACTATTTTATTGAGTTTAAAGACACAGGAACAAAACTATATTTTGAACCTGGCTACGCATATCATTGGAACACTTACAAAGTGCATAGGTTCAACTTCAACTATCATAGCAAAATAAAAAACAGAACTTGTATTGTGTTGGGTTGGTCACCGTGGTTAGAATATGACGGTGTAAGTTGGAGTGCAAATGAATACTGCAACAAGATACACCCAACCGATATGGTCAAACAAGGTTTAGTGATCTAATACTTAGATTTAATTTGATCTAATTTATTAAAGAAATCTTCTTTGCTGGTCCAAGCAATACCATATTCCAAATCATTTTTTCCGCCTGCTCCACCAAAGTCACCATCAGGTTTTGTTGCAAATGGCACAGAGTGTGTGTAGTGTAATTTGTTTAAATGATATTGATCCATTGTATCATTTAGTTTGTGTATTGCATAATTGATTCTACCGTTAGTGTTCGGTAAATCAAACACCATATGTTTTTTAACAAGATCCAATGCAACACCTAAACCTTTACCAAGATGTTCCGAGTGTATCCATTGACACGAACTGTAATAGTATTTGATATCGTTCCTTGTCAGTATGTCAGGCAGTGGTGCAGTTTGTAAATTAGGATACTGTCTAATCATTCCATCTCTAAATCCAGAAGGAACATTATGTTTAGCGGCATATGTACCTATCACTTGATCATCTTTTTTCAAATATAGAGCAAAACCTTGCACACCGTCCATACGTTCTGTGGTAAAACTTTCATCCATTTCATATGGATAATCTTTTGTGTTTGTCAATAGAGTTGTCAATCCTGTCCAGTCTTCATGAACTTCTAAAGCATAACCTAATTTTGTAAAGAAATTAATTAGATAATTTGCTGAACTAGGAACTATTTTAGGATTTTGTGATATCATAAATTTATTTACGCCTTGTAAAAATAGCCAAAGATTTTTTTGAAACAAAGTCTTTTACATTTTGACTGCAATGAAAATTTATACTAGGTATCATAATTGCTGTGTTGTATTTATAATCTATAAATTCTTTTATTGTAAAACCAGTCCTTTGTTTTAAGTGTTCAAAATAAATACAATCTGGTAAACTTTTTGAATCATCAAATCCATGTATTAACTTTTTTTGCTCTTCTAATGATAACACAGGCTGTTTACTTTGCTTAAAGTATTTTTCAATGCTGTATGCGTGATTGGCCCACTGGTCCATTACATATAAACCTCCTTGGGGATTGTCATCCAAAGGCACTATCACAGTGTAATATGCATCACCGTCAAACCCTGCGTCACAATGTAATCTGTACGGCTGTGTTAAATTGTAAACATGACTTTTGCGAACTTCTACAGGTCCTATGTGCTTACTAATCTTATCAACAACAGATTGTGCTAATTGCCTTTGATTATATAATGTAAGGTCTCCACTGTCTGACTCTATTACTGTTTTGTTGTCATAGGTCAAAGACTCTATTTCATCGTTTGATAAAAAGTTTTTTACCAAGTATTGCTTGTAAGTCATTGCTTTTCTGTTTCTGGTAAAAAAGGTATTTTATACTGTGGATCATATATTAACACTTGGCAACAATTAAATTTTGTGCTGTCGCATATCCAATATCTTTTTTCAGATATTGCCAGTTCATAATTGTAATCTTTATTAAATTTCTTTATCCAATAGTCTAAAAATCTTTTGTTCTTTTGTCTACTTGCAAAATAAAAGTTGTAATCGATATTTTGTTTCAAATATTTAATTTGATCATCTAACATTATTTGAGCAATATTATGTCCTTCTCCATGATGTGTTTTGGTCATTGTGTCTCTATAATCTTTCACAACAGCATACCTATTCAAAAGTCTATACACACCATTGGGCCATATAGGTTTATGAATAATGCTGGATATTACTTTTACTTCATCTCCTTCCAAGCCTACTGACAGAGCAGACTGTTCAGCAAAGTTAAAATCGACATAGTTTTTCCATAACAAATCCGTTTTGTCAGTTACAATTTGTTGTAAAACTTCTTTGTACTGATCAATGTATTTGAAGTTATCCGGAGTATTAGTGTATATCTTGAGCATTCAAATATTCGCTTTTTTCGTTTACTACCTTTTCTCTAAAAGGCTTTTTGAAAAATCCTTGGAATATAATTTTGTATTGTGGCTCCCTATTCATGTTTACCACCCAATGATCCTTGCCTGTATTAGTCCACATTAAACAGCCGTCATGCGAAGGCATAATTTTTTTGTTAAACACAGCATGGCAATAATCAACGTCATTCAAACAAAGATTAAACACATTACACATATCATAGGCAAATAATTTTTCGCCAGTGTTTAGAGGTTTAGCACCATCGGGTATATCATTGTGTTGTGATATTATGCCTCCTGGTTCTAGTTGTGTAACAAAAATGTATGCAACACCTATGTAAGGAAATATCTTTTCTTCAAAAAAAGTTTTTAATGTTGGACTGAACTTTGCAATATCTGTCCATGTTCTTACTTTGTTAACATACTTTAATCTTTTTTTATATTCCCATTGATTCTGATACATGGCATCAAATGTTAATATTTGATTATCACTTATTCCTGTATCATTAAGGAACATCACACTTTTCCAACCTTTGGCAGGAATTTTTTCGGATCCTTTTTCTGTGCCAGGTAAATTTATATTTGATTGAGTATTGTTGTATCCTTTACCTTTTTCTTTGTATCCACCGTCAAATGGTTTAGCCCACAGATTATCTGGAATTGCTTTGACATCGTCTAGTATTTGTGTCAGAGGCCAACTCCAAAAGTCGGACAAGTCTACCCAATCATTGTTGGTCGCTATATTGTAAAAGTCTTTATTTAATTTTCTCATTTATCCATTCATCATACAACGGCACTTTAACGCCATCTTTTAAACCAAACCATAAACTTTTGGTTGTTTCTACTCCTATTCGTTTACAGATAGCATCTGCTGTATTTCTATATTTATCGTAGAAATAAGAGGGTGAAAACTTCATCAAATGCTGAATTAAATCTATACCTGCAAGATTTACATAACCTTGCTTTTTAAACATATCAAAAGTTTTAATTGGCTTTTTAGAAAAAAGGATGCCTATTCTATGATACTGAATGCCAAACATTTTACTGAAACTAAAAGAAACATATTCTGTTTTACCAACATCATAAGTTTTTTGTAGTCCCGAACCACCTGCCCATGCCAAATCTATAAATGACTTTTCTTGCAGTGTTTCTTTAGTATCAGGATGTTCATCGGCTGTGTTGTAGTAAGGTAAACTTAAAAACTTTGTTCTATTACGTAAAGTTATTAAGGAATCTTTGAAGGCAATTGCTTGGCACATATAACCTGGATAGTCATCTTTGTTTACAATGGGTCTTAAATTGTGTTCCAACATACACACAGTGATTGTTTCAGACACGCCATTTGTGATATACACATATCCAAAGTCTTTTAAGCCTTTAAATTTAATATGTCCTTGATTAATCCAAGGAACAAAGTCTTCTATAAATCTATCTTGTATCTTAAATCTATTTTTTATAAGGTTATCATGATTGTACACATTGGCATAATAATCTTTTATTGCTTCTGTAATCTCAGGAAACTGTATTGTGTATGACGGATTTAGATACATTCTTTGATTGCCTCCTCAAATTTATCATGCTCTTTAAAAATAAAAGGCAAACAAAACACAGCAGTTGATACATTTTCAGAACCATCTTCTAAAATATAACCTTTTTCTCTCATCTTCTTTATAAAAGTTAAAGACTGTTTAGGAGTAGCAAAGTCTATGGCTCCCATGCAACCTTGTTGTCTTGTAACTCCATTTATTTGCACATGGTTTAATTCTAATTTTTCTACTTCTTTAATAGTTTCCAATCCTGCCGCACAGCCAACTGGATGTCCTGAAAAAGTAAAACCATGATTAAACATTTTTATAGTTTTTGCAATTCTTTCATTTATTAAACACGCACCCATTGGAAAATATCCATTCGTGATTCCTTTACCTAATACTAATATGTCTGGCTTAAAATTAAATTTTTCAAACGCAAACATTGTGCCTAGTTTCCCAAACCCTGTAACAGTCTCGTCAAATATTACAATGCCATCATTGTCTTGATATTCTTTCAGCACTTGCCACACATCATCATCCCAACTGTAAACTCCACCTGCACCCACAACAGGTTCAATTATCGTAAATGTATTGGGTGTACATAATTTTTTTAATTCATCTGCATTACTAAATTTACGCACTTCAATAGGATCTTTTATGTTCCAAAATTCATTAATGCGTTGGTCACTTGCGTTTGCACTTAAAATTGTGGATCCATGATAACTGTGTTTTGCACAATTCACCACAGTTCTTCCTGTAACCTTTATCGCAGTTTCCACAGCGGCACTACCACTATTTGTAAAGTATACCCTATCCATGGCAGTTTTTTTACAAAGTGCATTGGCATACTTCTCTGTTGTTTCACTTTGATATCCTGAAAAGTTACTAGCATAAGGCAATTTGTTCAATTGATTTATCATTGCCTGTTTTATATTGTCGTTGGAATATCCTAGTGTTACATTCCACAAACCAGACATTGTGTCTTTGTAAATTTTACCATCTTTCATCAATAGTTCATCATACTTGGCTGACACAACCTGTTCTGCGTCAACGTGCATTTTGCTAAAACTTAAGATTTCTTTTGGCGCCATAATAATATCCATTCTTCATTGTCTAACATTTTTCTATCTTTTTCAACAAAGCCAATGCGTTGATTAAACTTAAGATACTTTTCACTGCACATAGACCAATTCTCTTTCCATTGGACTCGCTGTGAAAGATATCGCCCTAGTTTTAAACCTGCACCCGGCTTAGATGAAATTAAATAACCATCATAAATTTCATCACCAATTTGATTATACCAATACACCGCTACCAAATCACTTTCATAATAACCAAGAAATGTGCCTGTACCTTTGTAAAACTTTTTTACATGGGGCCAAGTTTTGGACAGCAATAACAAATGCTTTTTCCAAACACGAAATTCCTTGTGCCAACTATGAATATTTTCTTGTTTGTTAATCCAATCTTGAACTTCTGTTTCGGTGATGCATTTTATCATTAAATTTCCTTACCAATTACGTAATCAATAAATACTTATGCTGTGCAACAGCACGAATAAAGGAATATGAAGAATGTCAGATACTACCAAAAATCCACTAGACATTCCTGGACCTAACCAAAAAAAGAATACACAGATCAAACATCTTTTTTATAATTGGGATCAGGAACAAAAAATTATTAAGGAAATGCAACAGTGCCAACGTAATTGGGACTACACAAAACAAGTTGCTCCTGAAATAATTGATTACCTGCTTTGGCACTGCACTAATGCTCCTTCAAAACAATTCGAAGCATACTATGATGTATACTGGACAGCAGATAGAAAAGTCATAGAAGAAATTTCAAAATATACTTGGGGTCATACACATTACACTAGACCGCCATCAACATGGAGGAACACTCAGGCAAATGCAAATCTTTACATTTTGTTTGTTGCAAAAGAACCTGAAACAAATTTAAATTGCAAAGCAGATGGTTCAAGGAAATCTAACAAGTCTGCCGCACGTTGGGAAAATGCTTATGTGAGTATAGGCATTGCATTGGCACTTGTTATGAGAGCCGCAAGAAGTTTAGGATTAGCCACTGGATGTAACAAAAGTCATAATGATTTAAACGGAAATGATTTTTGGGAAAAAAGATTGGGCATACTTGATGAAGTAAAAGAAGGATCAAAAAAAATTGCTTACGGCATAGGCATAGGTTATCCGCAAGAAGGTAGACCTAGATGGGAGGCTGATGATCCCGAATTAATGATTGGCGCCGGTAATGGTAGCAGAAATACAACAGATTTAAGTATGGACACACACCCACGCACAGGAAAAGAATTACGTAAAGTTAAAATTGTAGACATTACAAAAACAAGAGAAGCAACAGATCCATATGGAAATGTTCATGAAATTCCTACAAAGCATGAGAGTAAAATTAATAGTTTTAGAAACAGAATTATTAATGTCACTGAAATAAAATAATGATTATGGAAGAACTATTTGAGGCAAGGTATCAGGTATACAGATATTCTGATAGAATACCAGATAAGGCTTTGGCAGAAAAGTTAATAAGTAAGGCCTTTAGACTAACAGCATCTAAACAAAACATCATGCCTTATAAGGTTCATGTTTTAGGTCCTAATTGTATCGAAGAAAAAAGAAAAATATACGATCATGTTCAAAAGATAACGGGCGGTGGACATAATCATAATATTCACGGACCATACAATCTAATTTTTACTCCAAGATTGGTTACAAATCCTAGCCTTTATGTACAAAGATTAATAGATGAAGGACATGACCAACCTTGTTCTGACCCACAAAGATATAAAGAAGACAAACACAACATTTCATTAGAAATAGGAATGTTTGCAAAAATATTGACTGGTTTGTGTTTAGAAAACAAACTAGGAGTTTCTTATCAATTATGTTTTATGAATTGGAAATACGAAAATGAAACAGTATTATTCAGTATGCAATTTGGATATCCATTAACACCAAGAGTAAATAAAGGAGACGAAAAACCTCATATTGATGATGTTATAAATTTTAAATGATTAATATTGTTGTATCCAGCAAACCTGTTGACGGTTTATTCTATTACAGTTACGAATATTGTTCTTTGCTTAATGATGCAGGCATTGACGCTAGGGTTGTCGTGATTACACATAGAAAATTCACTAGAGAAGATTATCTACAAGTAATCAACAACAAATACATTCACTGCAACCATGTTGTGTTTGAAGATATCACAGTAGACAACAAAGACGTAACATTCATACTGGGCAGAAGCATGATGACATTGGCTTGGCAAGATTATGATCAATACACCAATCAACAAAAAGAAATACTACGCAAATTGTTTGCAGATAAAGTGATATCAGTGTATTCAGAAAATCATCCTACAAAATATCCTTTGGCGGTTGACTTTTTTAAACCAGCAAACATTATAGATCTCTGTGATACAGAAGTGTATCTCAATGGTGTGGGAAAGCATTTTGAAAAAACAATAAATTTTGATATCTATAAACCACACGTAGACAATATACAGTTCAAGCATTTATTTTTAGGTACAAATGAAAGATATTACCAAACAGTGCAAAAAGTTATAAAAGACTATCCGAATCATGGCATATTGACATATGAAGCAGACTATGTTAATATAGACTTGAACAATGTGTTTGTGCCTGTGGATAACATTATGAGCATGTTTGAAATCTATGTGTACACCAAAGACACATTTGATCCTGCTCCTAGAATATTTCAAGAGTGCAAACACTTTGGAAAACAAGTGATTTATCTTAGAGATAAATCTAT